CAGTCCGAACGTAAAGTCGCACTCAAGCTACCTCGCATGTCTTTTGAAATCGTATCTATTACATACGATGCAGCAAGACAGTTACCAAAGGTCAATCAAGTAAGCGTAACCAGTACATCTGACGGAAAACGTAAAGATGTTTTCTGCGGTGTCCCCTACAAGGTTGGTTTCGAACTGAACATCTACGCTAAATCCCAAGACGATGCATTGCAAGTGGTCGAACAGATATTACCATACTTTGCCCCTCAATATACTTTGGCAGTAAAACCATTCTCTGACTATCCGGACATCAAAGAAGACATCCCTATTGTCCTAACAGGTTTGAACTTCTCAGACGACTTTGAGGGTCCGATCGAACAGAGACGAACCATCATATACACTCTATCCTTTGATATGAATGCGAACTTCTATGGTCCAGTGAAGACTTCATCACAGATTCGCGAAGTAAATACAGAGCTTAGTGCGATAGTCTCCGATACAGGAGATACAGATTTCCTAAGTAATGTACGTGTGACACCAGACCCGATCGACGTAAGTCCGGACGGAGACTTTGGTTTTAATATAGAGATAAATGATGACAGACAGTCATAACCCCCCAACGATTATCACGGACGATCAACGAAAGAACTTTGTCCACGAACAGGACTACGAGTACTCCCGTGATACCTACTATGATCTAATCGAGAAAGGTCGAGAATCGCTTGACCTAATGATTCAGGTCGCGCGTGAATCAGAACATCCCCGAGCATTCGAGGTGTTGTCTAATATGATAAAGGACATCGCTAATGTCAACGACAAGCTGATGGAACTTAACAAGAAACAAAAAGAACTGTTGCAAGACGAAAAACCTAAAGAGACAAACACCACGAATAACAATCTGTTCATCGGGTCGACAACTGAACTCCAGCGTTTCCTATTGGGGGACAAGGATGAGAAGGTCATAGACCAAGACGATGAGTAGTTATAGTAAGAACTCCTATCTAGGTAATCCTCAGATCAAACGAGATGGTGTCGCAGAAGAATGGGACGCCACGAAACTCCGTGAGTATAAGAAATGCATGGAGGATCCATCGTACTTTTGTAAAAAATATGTGAAGGTAATCCACCTAGACAAGGGTCTTGTTCCCTTTGATCTCTATCCGTATCAGGAAGACATGTTCGACCACTTCGAGGAGAATCGATTTTCCATTGTGCTTGCGTGTCGTCAGTCTGGTAAGTCAATCAGTTCAGTTGGATACATTCTGTGGTATGCTCTGTTCCATCCGGAGAAGACCATTGCGATCCTCGCAAACAAGGGTGCGACTGCACGTGAGATGCTTGCACGTGTAACCTTGATGTTGGAGAACTTACCGTTCTTCTTACAGCCGGGATGTAAGGCGCTCAACAAGGGGTCGATCGAACTATCGAACAACTCGCGTATCGTTGCCGCGGCAACCTCTGGTTCGTCGATTCGTGGTATGTCGGTCAACCTACTATTCCTAGATGAGTTTGCGTTCGTAGAGAACGCGGCAGAGTTCTACACCTCAACCTATCCAGTGGTATCATCTGGTACAGACACCAAGGTTATCATCACGTCTACTGCAAACGGTATTGGTAATACCTACCACAAGATCTGGGAAGGCGCAGTCCAAAACGTAAACGAATACAAACCATTCCGTGTGGACTGGTGGGACGTGCCTGGGCGAGATGAGAAGTGGAAAGAGGAGACCATCGCGAATACATCCCAACTCCAGTTTGATCAGGAATTTGGGAATACCTTCTTCGGGACGGGTGACACGTTGATCGAGGGTAATACCCTGTTGGATCTACGTGCGCGACAACCAATAAATCTACTGGAAGGTGGGGATCTCAAGGTATATGAGAAACCCGTAAAGGATCATGAGTATATCATGACCGTGGATGTAAGTAAAGGTAGAGGTCAGGATTACTCGACATTTACGGTAATCGATGTATCACAAAGGCCATTCAAGCAAGTGGCTGTATATCGAAACAACAATATTTCTCCCTTGCTCTACCCAAACATTATTTATAAATATGCGAATCTTTATAATGAAGCATTATGTGTCGTAGAGAACAACGATGCAGGTATGCTCGTTGCGGTCGGTCTCTATCAAGACTTAGAATATGAGAACATGTTCTTGGAGTCCGCAATCAAGTCCGACGCGATCGGTGTGACAATGACTCGAAAGGTTAAACGCATCGGGTGTTCTTCTATTAAGGACATTCTGGAAAACAACAAATTAGAAGTAGTCGATGAAGAAACAATCCTAGAGATATCGACGTTTGTGTCTAAAGGGGTTTCCTTTGAGGCGAGTGACGGGAACCATGACGACTTGATGATGAATCTAGTGATGTTCGGATACTTCGTCTCCACCCAATCCTTCGGAGATAACTTCGACATGAACATCAAGAACCTTCTGTTCGAAGAGAGAATGGCTCAGATCGAGGAAGACCTGCCGCCGTTCGGTATCATCGACGATGGGAGAGATCAGGTCGAAACGCCGTCGGTAGATGGTGCAGAATGGACGAACTTTCAGACCCCGTTCGATGCAAATTACGGTGAAAACTGGTAAGTTATAAATAGTGTTATTGACGATATTACTCCGTATTATGTTTAACTTATTATACCTTAACTAGAAGGATACAATCATGGCTCTTATTTCACAGGCATCTCCGCATGTCCAGTTGAAAGAAATCGATCTGTCGGGAACTGTCCCAGCGGTCACTTCTACAACTGGCGCATTCGTCGGAGACTTTGCGTGGGGCCCTTCAAACGAACCAGTTCTTGTCGGTGACGAATCAGAGCTAGTTTCTAAATTCGGGTCTCCAAAGGACGGAAGTGACTCAAAGGATTTCCTTGCAGTCGCTCAGTTCTTAAAGTATTCGGGTAGTGCGTTTGTAACTCGTGTAAACGGTGGTGTTCGTGCAGAAGACGATGTAGTCTCTGCAAAACACGTCGGTACAAAGGGCAACAAACTATCCGTAACAGTTTCGGGCGTAAGCCCAGACTTATCAGTCACTGTCTCATATGACGGTGAGTCAGTCGAATCATTTGACTTCCTAAGTGCAACGGTCGGTGACGAACGTTATGCAGTCGAGTACGTAAACCGTCGTTCAAACTGGATCTCTCTATCAGATGTACCAGTAGCGGCAACTTATGACCTAGAAAACGGAACAGACGTTGCAGGCAGTAACCTTGCGGCGATCGAAAGTGCATACGGCGATGTTGATCAAATTCAGATCGACTTCATTTGTGCGCACAACGTTCCAAACAACCAAGTATCAAACGTTGTTCAAGTTGCAGAAAATCGCATGGACTGTGTTGTTGTTGCATCACCAGATCAAGCACCTTTCACTGCACAACACGTTATTGATTGGGCAGTTACAAAGCCTTCGTCTTCATATCTAATCATGGACGGTAACTGGGTTCAAGTTTACAACAAGTATGAAGACCAGTACGAAATGATCCCAGCATGTTCATCAACTGCGGGTATCATGGCGGCGTCTGACCTAGATTCTGCACCTTGGTTCTCGCCTGCGGGAACGCGTCGTGGTCAGTACTTCGGCGTATCAGCACTTTCGTTCAATCCAACGAAGTCTGATCGTAACGCTATGTATGAAGCGCGTGTCAATCCAATCGTGTCTATGCCGGGTCAAGGAACCGTACTATTCGGTGACAAGACTGCGTTATCACGTCCATCTGCATTCGATCGCATCAACGTCCGTCGACTATTCCTAGTCATCGAACGTGCAATCGGTGAAGCTGCAAAACAAGTTCTATTCGAACTAAACGACGACTTCACTCGTGCAGAGTTCACAAACATCGTAGAACCATTCCTACGTGAGATTCAGGGTCGTCGTGGTATCACAGACTTCCGTGTAGTTTGTGACGAAACGAATAACACACCTGCTATAATCGATCAGAACCAATTCATCGCGTCTGTCTTCATCAAGCCAGCACGTTCAATCAACTACGTCACTCTCAACTTCGTCGCAGTCCGTACTGGTGTCGAATTTGAAGAAGTTGTCGGCACTGTATAAGGAGATTGAACATGTCACTTAGAGTAGACGATTTTAAAGCAAAACTAAAAGGCGGTGGTGCACGTTCTAACTTATTTCGTGTCATCCTAAACTACCCTGCGTATGCTGGCGGAGATTCGGAACTAACTTCATTCATGTGTAAGGCATCACAGTTACCTGCATCAACAGTAGCTGCAATTGATGTTCCTTTCCGTGGTCGTGTCCTAAAGATTGCGGGTGACCGTACATTCGAAGACTGGAACGTAACGGTAACCAACGACACAGGTTTTGAAGTTCGTGACGCAATGGAACGCTGGATGAATGGCATCAATGGTCATAGTGCAAACTCAGGTCTAACAAGTCCTATTGCATACCAAGCGGATATGACTGTAGAACAACTTGACAAAGACGGAAGCGTACTAAAGTCGTACACATTCCGTGGTGCATTCCCAATCAGTGTCGCATCAATTGAGTTATCATACGACTCAAACGACGCGATCGAGGAATTCCAAGTTGATTTCGCAATCCAATACTGGGAGTCAAATACCACTAGTTAAAGGTATTATAAGTAAGTTTGATGGGGGTGCCTTGCACCCCCTTATACTTGAACTGAGGATCTTATGGCAGATAATGACTCAAACGTTTTCTCCGCGTTCGGTTTCGAACTGAAGAGAACATCTAAAGAAAAAGATGAAAAGAAGGTAACGTCTATCGTCCCTAAAGTGGATGAGGATGGTGCTGGTTACGTCACCGCGTCGGGTTCGTACTTCGGACAATACATCGACATGGAAGGCGGTTCTGCAAAAGATAATCACGGACTCATCACTAAGTATCGACAGATCGCGGAACATCCGGAAGTCGATGCTGCAATCGAAGACATCCTAAACGAATCTATCGTTGCGGGTGAACTAGAATCTACTGTTGCGTTGAACCTAGACAAGGTCGACACTTCAGACAAAATCAAAAACACATTACTCGAAGAGTTCGACAACATCGTTGCGATGTTGAACTTCGAGGAATACGGTCACGACATGTTCCGTTCATGGTATGTCGATGGTCGTCTATACCACCACCTTGTGGTCGACACAGACAATCCTAAGATGGGGGTCCAAGAGATCCGTCCGATCGACGCTGCAAAGATCCGCAAGGTCAAAGAGGTGAAACACAAAACAGATCCAGCAACTGGCGCGAAACTGGTAGACAAAGTAAACGAGTTTTACATCTACCAAGACAAAGGCGGTACAGGCACTGGTGTCAAGTTGACCTCTGATTCTGTTTCGTATATCACTTCAGGTCTACTGGACAACTCAAAGAAGCGTGTCCTATCCTACCTACAGAAAGCAATCAAACCCGTAAACCAGTTGCGCATGATGGAAGATTCGTTAGTCATCTATCGTATGTCTCGCGCACCTGAACGTCGTATCTTCTACATCGACGTGGGTAACTTGCCGAAGGGTAAATCAGAACAATACATCAAGGACATCATGGCGCGTTACCGCAACAAGATCGTCTATGATGCGAACACGGGTGAGATCAAGGATGATCGCAAGCATATGTCAATGCTTGAGGACTTCTGG